GGCCAGCAACCGCTCGAGCTCGGCACGCTGCCTCGGGTCGATGGCCAGGCTGATCTGCACCCGCAGGTCGCGCGAGGTGTCGTCGATGCTGCGTTGCAGGTCCTGCACGCGCACGCGGGCCACGGCTTCGGCGCGGCGCAGCGCGTCGGGTTCGTCTTGGGCAGCGGCAGCGGCGTTGTCGCGCGCCAGGTCGCGCACGCGCTCCGCAGCACGCTGCCACACCTCGGCCCAGGCCTGCGCCCGATCACGCGACTTTTCCAGGTCGTCAGCCTCGACGATGTTGCGCGCCTCGGCCACCACACCGGCCAGGCGCGACTGCGTGGCGATCAGCTGCGCCTCGGCCTCGATGGCGCGCGCCTCAGCGGCGTTGCGGTCCGGGAGCTTGGCCTCCAGGTCCACAGCGCCGCGCGCAGCCTGCGCCTGCTGCTGCTGCAGCTCGACCTGCTCGCGCAGGCGCTGCTGCTCGATGCGGTTGAGCGCCAGCGCCTTCTCGCGCGCGCTGATCAGGCCCTGCGCGTCGGCCAGCTCCACGGCCTGCTGCTGCTCGTCCAGCGCCGCCAGCTCCCCCTGCAGGCGCTTTTGCGCCTCGGCCAGCGCCACCGCCGTGATGGACTGCTGTACCTCCTTGGCCTGCTGGCGGATGTCCTCCTGGTTCTGGCGCGCCTGGGCTGCTCTTTCGGCGGCGCGCTGCTGGTCGCGCAGCAGCGTCTGCAGTTCGGCCTGCAGGTCGTCCACCTCCTTCTTGTCGGTCGACTTGCGCCGCCCTGCAAAAAGCGGTTGCGCCTGGCGCGCCGCGATCTCGGCCAGCTTCGTCTGGATCTCGGCGATGCGCTGCTCGGGCGTCTTGTCGCGCCCCAGCTCGCGCAGCTTGTCGATGAAGCCGCTCACCCCGCGCGTGACAGCGCTCCAGGCGCGCTCCAGCGTGCCTAGCGCCGGCGCGGTGCGCTGCACCAGGCTGTCGGCCAGCTGGTTGTTGACGAAGCGCACCGCCTCCTGCTGGCGGCCTTCGCTTTCCAGCCGGCGCACGTAGGCCACCTGCGCCGCGGTCAGGAAGTTGTAGGCGCGGTTGGCCTTCACGGCCCAGTCGGTGATGCCCTCGGCCTGGTCGTCGAAGGACTTGATGACCTCCTCGGCCGACTGCCCCGTCAGCTTGGCCAGCGCCGCGGCGGCGCGGCCGGTGGCGCCCAGCGTTACCTGCGTCTGCCCGCTCAGCGTCAGCAGCCTGGTGACCAGCTCGCGCGCGAAGCCGATGCTCGTCTGGGTCTCGGTGGCGATGCTGCGCGCCAGGCCGGCCACCTGGCCCTGGCTGGTGCCGATGGCGTTACCGGTCAGCGCCAGTGTGCGGCGCAGCTGCTCGCTCTGACGGTAGCCTTCATGCAGCTGCGTCGCCCACAGCGCAAAGCCCGCGCCGATGCTGCCCACGATCACCCGCATGGGCGTGATGGTGTTCAGCAGCGCGCGCGCGGCGTTGCCGAAGCCGCCAAAGATGTCGCGCAGCTGGCCGCCCTGCTGAAGGGCCACCAGCGTCGGGTTCTGGCCACTGCCCAGGCCGGTGACGATGTCCGTCACCTGCGGGGCCAGCTGGGTGAGCTTGCGCTGCTCCTCAAGTTCGGCCCGCCGCTTGGCCGCGGTGGCGCGCAGCTCCTCGCGGTCGGCGTCTGCCTGCGCCTTGCGCCGTGCCCTGCGCTCCTGCTCTTCCTGCTCGCGGCGCTCCCGGGCGGCCTGGCGCTCGGCCTCGCGCTCGGCGCGCAGTGCGGCCTTGCGCTGTGCCAGCGCCTCGGCGTCGGCCTGGCGCTGCTGCTGGTTGCGGTTGCGGTTGGCCTGGGCCTGCTGGGCGGCGGCCGCGGCGGCGTCGCTGCCGGCGTCCTGCCTTGCCTGCCCGCCGCTGCCGCGCGTGGCGCGGGCCACCTCGGCGCTGGTGGCCTTGGACTCCTCGCGCAGCTGGCGCAGACCGGCCAGCCCGCCGGACACATCGGCCGCGATGCGGAGGATGGCCTCGATGGTCTTGGCCATCAGGCTTCCTCGGCCCTGCGGTGCAGATCCTGCAGCAGCTTCCTGGCGCTGTCGCCGCCGGCGAAGGCCTGGTTGACCACCACCAGGTCAGCTGCGCGGCGCTCGGCCTCGCGGGCGTTGGCCAGGCGCAGGTACTGCGTGAACTGCGCCCAGGTGTAGCCCATGATGTCGCCGTGCCGGTGCCCGGCCGCGATCAGCCGATCGAAGGCGCGGGCCCAGGCGTCGCGGGCGCTCGGTCCTTCAGCTGCTGCAGCACGCGACCCGCGGCGGCGAACGCGGGGGTCGCGCGGAAGAAAAAATCGGCGTTCACCTGCACCACCACGGCGAACAGGAAGGTGAATCGGTCCGGCGGCATGGCGGACACCTCGGCCAGGTCGAGCTCGGTGGCAATGGCCACCATCTCGATCAGCTTGGACGGGTGGCGCGACAGCAACTCGAACAGTTCGGCCACCTCGGGCACACCCGGCCCGCCTTCGGCGCGCAAGGCGTCCAGCAGCTGCGGCGGCAGGGTCATGAGCGTGTTGACCACGGGTGCGGCCACCGTCAGCAGCCGGGCGATCTGGCCCACGCTGGCCGGCTTGACGACCAGCGTGCGGTCGCCCAACAGCAGGGTCACCTCCAGCGGGGCGGCGAAGTCGGGCGCCTGCATGGCCGGCGCCTCAGCCCTGCGCCTGGGTGATGCTGTAGAACTGGCCGCCAGCGCTGCTGGCCGAGCGCGTCAGGTCCGCCAGCGTCGCACCCACGAGCTCGAAGTTGGCGAAGTCGTCGGAGATGAAGTCGACCTGCCGCGCCGGGCTGAGGCGGCTGCGGAACACGTCCACGATCACACGGCTGTTGTCGTCGGTGTTGATGCCGTCCAGGCGCACGTAGACCTCGGGCGCCAGCAGCTTGAAGCCGCCGATCACCGTCACCGCGCCCGGGGTGTAGTTCACCTTGAACGGCTGCACGTAGGGCCCGCCGGTGGTGATGTCATCCAGCGTGATGGTGCCCGCGAAGGCGTCCAGCGTGTACTGGCCGCTGGGCAGCGTCTTGGGCGAGCCGGAGGAGTCGACCACCGTCACCGCGCTCACGTTCTTGTGCGGCAGCAGGATGCTGTCGCCGGCCATGAAGCCGGTGGGCGCCACCCAGCCGGTGACGGGCGAGCCGGCGGCCACGTCGGTGCTGGCGCCCAGCAACGACCAGGCGGCGCCCTCCTTGGTCCACTCGTCGAAGGTGATGCTCAGCTCGCCGCCCCGGCCGCGCGTCATGCGACGGTTGGGCAGGCGGTTGCCGGTGTAGCTTTCCTTGCGCTCGACCGTGTCCTCGTTCTGGCTCAGCCGGAACACGCTGCAGTTGCCCAGCCAGCGCATGGGGCCGGGCAGGCCCGTCGACAGGCGCGAGCCGATGAGTACCTTGCCTTGACCAGAAAAACCGGGCATGTCTGCCTCCTACAGGTGTCTCACAAAGTGAGGGTGATCTCGAAGCCCAGCGGGTAGACCGCCTTGCTCTCGGTGAAAGTCGGTTGCAGCGGTGCACTGGCACGCCGCAGCGGCCGGGCGGCGCCCGGCGGTGTCCAGCCGGCCAGGGCCTTGTGCACCTGGCTCAGCACCGGGCCGGCGGCCACGTTGCGGGCGTCGCCCGCCTTGGCCACGTTGTTCAGGCCCAGCATCACCAGCCAGCGCTGGTGCAGCAGCTGGCTGGCGCCGCCGCTGGCGCGACTGGCCTCGCCATCGGCCACGCGGTCACCGGCCCACAGCACCAGCAGCACGCGCTGGCGCTTGTCGGCTTCCAGCACCTGCTTGGTCGTCTCGCACACATCCACCGGGATGTCGGGCACCTGGTCGAGCAGCCGCTGGGCGATCAGCGGCGCCAGAAACAGGTAGTCGGCGGCGAGTGCGGGCAGGCCCATGTGCGAGCGGTTTCTTCGGGCGTGGGCGGGACCGGCTCGGCGATCAGGCCGCGATCACTCGGCGTCGGGCACCAGGGCGTCGACCACGCCCACCTGGGCAACCAGGGCCGCAAGCGCGGCGTCGACCTCGGGGGTGGTCTGCCCGGCGGCGGCCAGCGCGTCGGTCAGTTCGCCGATCTTGTTCAGCAGCGTGCGCGTCTCGCCGCCGATCTTCGTGACCTGGCCGGTCAGGGCGTTGAGGGTGGCGGCGAGTTCGTTTTGAGTGGCCATGATGTCTTGCATCCTCCTGAGCAGTTGGGCGGCATCGCCCTGGTGGTTGATCGTGACGATGTTGATCGTGGTGGGGCCTGTCACGCGCGGCCTCCGTAGGCCTCGCGGCCCATCACCTTGTCGCCGGCGCTGAACAACACCGGCCCGGCGCCGGCGGGTGCGGCAGCCTGGTCGGGCGCGGTCAGCACGACGTCGCCCTTGGCCACCGCCATCAGGTACTGGCGCGCGGTCTTGTAGTCCTCGCGCTCCACCTCGCCGGCGGCACTGCCCAGCAGGCGGTAGTGCGCGATCGTCACCGCGTGCACTCGCAGCACGGCCGGCACCGGCGCGGCCAGGGGCAGCGCGTAGCGGCCCACCAGGTAGCCATCGATCTCAGCCTCGGCGTCGTCCAGCGCCTTCTGCGCCACGGCCTGGTCGACCAGGCCCAGCGGCGGGTCCGCCAGGTCGGTCAACTGCACCAGCCGGGCTTCGCCCAGGCGGTCCTGCAGATCGGTGACGGTGGCGTATGGCATAGGCGGGTGCTTGCTGCAGCGGGGCGTGCCCCTGGCGGCGCCTGGTCCCTGCGAGGGCGTATCAGGGTGCGTTGAGATCTTCGATGAGCTCGACCTGCAGCAGCTCGTGGCCCTTCAGGTCCTGCAGCTCGCGCTCGCTGAAATCGGCCGCAGGCACGCGGTTCTCGCCGGCCCAGAAGCGGCCGGCGCAGCTCACGCGCTCGGCGGTCTTGGTGGTCACGCGCAGGCCCGGCACGGGGCCGGCTGCGGGCTTGTCGGTGGTGGCGGTCCTGTCCATGTCGTCAGTCCTTCGGCGCTTCGATGGCGACCTCTTCCACCACCAGCTGGCCGCCGTCGCCCTCGGCGCGGATCGCGTCCGCCTGCTCGGGCGTCAGTTCGGCCAGCGGCAGCACGCGCGGTTCGCGCGTGAACTGCAGCCCGCCG